GCGAAAGCATCACCGGGGAGGAGATGCTGACCTTGTTCCGCCATCAGCATCATGAGGATCCCAGGAACCCCAAGATGCTTAAGTGGATGGCCACTCAAAACTGGGGCATACATATGGTGGACCCAAACCAACTGCACAGCCAAATGGATGACATGATTCCTGATGATCCTTTCGAGAGAACCATAGACATAGACGAGGATCGCGTGCGCTGGTACAAAGCCCGGTTGGAACGTGGCGAGCAAGTGGAGCCCATCATCCTTGGCCCCAATGGCAGCATCATAGACGGGAACCACAGAGCACAAGCTGCTAGAGAAGCGGGAGTGAAACTGTTGGCCTATGTGCCCATGGGCGAGAGAGTTGGTGATGCTGATACTTGACTTGCGTTATCTTGGCCCACACACTCACAATATGTACAGGTGTGTAGGAGTTATAGCCATCACATGCACAGAGACCCATAGTTGAGTAGCCAGTGGGAGCTGGAAATTTGGGAAAGCAGCCGCGGAGTTGGACGCACCCTGATCCGCCGCCAACTGTTCTCCACAGAAGCTGAGGCACGCCTCTACAAACTTCAAAGCACAAGCGAAAATAACTTGCCCCAGGCTCCTAGCTGGTTCAGCTTTTGTGTGGGCCCATTTGAAAGAAAGAACTCCGATGACTCCCATCCCACATCTTCTGAGCATTAGCCAGTTCGACGTTCCTAGCATCCAAACTCTTTTCAAAACTGTCAGAAGCATTGAGCTGGGCATGTGCCAGCCTGTGGCGCAAGGCAAGGTCACCACCAATCTCTTTTACGAGCCCAGCACACGCACCAGCAGCAGCTTTTACTCAGCTATGGTGCGCTTGGGTGGCTCAGTAATTCCCATCAATGACGTGAGCTTTAGCTCAGTGAGCAAGGGCGAGAATCTGGAGGACACCATTCGCACCTTGGCCAGCTACTCGGATTGCATTGTGCTCCGCCATCCAGAAAAGGGAGCAGCTCAATGGGCTGCCGCAGTGAGCCCCGTTCCCATCATCAATGCAGGTGACGGTGTAGGCGAGCATCCCACTCAGGCTCTTTTGGACCTCTATACCATCCAGCGCCATGTGGGGCTGTCAAGAAAGATTGATGTGTGCCTCATGGGAGACTTGCGACATGGGCGCACAGTGCACAGTCTCAGCCGCTTGCTCCGTCTATACGATGTGCGACTGCACATGGTGAGCCCACCCGGCTTGGAAATGCCAGCAGAGCTTACCCACAAAACTGACAAAGTTTACACCAGCCTTGATGAGTGCGTGAGCCAAGTGGATGTGATCTATGTCACAAGAGTGCAGAAGGAACGCATCGCTCCAGAGCTGCAAAGCACACTTTCCAAATACCAACTCACTCCAGAGCACATGAGCATGGCAAGAAGCACCGCCATCATCATGCACCCATTGCCGCGTGTTGATGAGCTGCCCAGCAGCTTGGACAGCGATCCCCGTGCTGTATATTTCAAGCAGATGCGGTATGGTCTGTATGTGCGACAGGCCATTTTTCTGCATCTTTTTGATGAGAGTGTGCCTTGGAAGTTTTAGGTTGACCACAGCCAACAAACTTGTATAGTAGGGCGAACCTGGAGAAACACCTATGTTTGGCTTCCTCAAAAGTTGGTTTACGGAAACCAAGCCCACAGCACGCGATCTCAGTTATGAAGAGATTGTAGAGCAGCTCCGGACAAAAAGTGATCTTGAAATCTTTGCACGGCTCCGTTTTCGGGACCGGTGGGTGCAACGCTGGCACGAGCAGCATAGAGGAGCAACTGTTCCGTCAGGTTTTCTCATGCGGTTTGGCGCTTTGGACAAGGTGGCCTCAGAGAGGATCCTGAAGCTGATGAATGAGCAGCGAGTGCTCCGTGAGCTACCCGAACACAGCAAGGAAAAGCTGGAGGAGCGGTTATGGGAAAGCTACCCGGAGAACCTTAAGTGAACCAATTGATCGAGCTGAGCTTTTTTGCACCAGAAGTGGCCATAGCTACGGCTGCCTTCTACAGCATGCGCCACCTTTGGGCCACTCTAGGACAGCGCAGTTGGCAGCGATTGGGATGGTATGCCTATGTGGTCTTGTGCATCTATGCCATTGTAATCCTTGGCTTTTAAAAGTGGCTGACCTCCTGCCAAAAGCTGCTATAATGCCTGGGTAGAGAGCGGAGTGCGCCATGAGCAACTGGACTGTGGATCCCACTGCTAGCAGCACTGTGGAGGGCATGATCTGCTCTCTGGCAGGGGTGTGCGACGGTGCCCGTCAGCACGATCACCAAGGCTTCAGCGGTGCAGACACTGAGTTTGGCCATAGCCTGGCGCAACGGGCCCAGCAGGGGCGGGCGTTCACGCTGAAGCAGGCCCAAGGTGCTCTCAAACTGGTCAACAAATACCGTCGGCAGTTGGGCGGTGCCTCTGTGGTGCAGGCCTTTCTCACTCGACCTGTGTTCCGTCGGGAGCCGCTTGATCCCTCCGCTCCCAAGGTTCAAGGTCAAGTCAGCAAGAGCTCTAACAATCGGCGGCTCACCAGCAGGGATCAAACTGCTGTGTTCTCATTCCGTTATGAGCCCCAGCTGGTTGAAGCTGTGAAGGCCATTCGTGGCGAGCACAAGGGCGCTCGCTATCGCAGCAATTGGGACCCTGCCACCAAGACCTGGGCTGTGCCTGTGAACAGCACCAGCATCATGCAGATCATGAGCGTAGCCCTTGAGTGTGAGTTTGAGATTGAAGAGCGCTTCCTTGTATATCACGAGCAGATCAAGCGTCGTCTCGAACAGATTGCTCCTGCTGCTGAGGAAAGCCGTGTGGCCAGCAGCCTGGGCTACAGCAAGGGCATCCGTGTGCAGGACGGACAGCTGATTGTGGTGTGCGAGGACGCCAGCACGTTGGCTCAATTTGATCAACGACTTAGCAGGGTTTGATCATCCACCAATCTAGGCAGATTTTGGTTGACCAACCGCCGGTGCTGTGCTATATTGCTGGTGGAAGCTAGGGAGTAGGCCATGCTGGAATTTGCTGCCACTGCTGCTCGAGTGCGCGAGGCCACCAAGATGGCCTACAGTGCCAACCTTCCCATTGACAGCAGTGTGCGTGATTACTGGCACAGCCTGCCCACCGAGACCACCATCCCGGGCTTTGGCTTTACTCTCAAGCCCTACCAGGCACAGGGCGTGGCCCACCTGGAACGCTGGGATGGCAGCGTGCTCTTGGGCGATGAACCTGGTCTCGGAAAAACTGCCACTGTGATGGCCTACGCCTTCAAGCACCGGCGCTTTCCCATGCTGGCAGTGCTGCCCAAGACCTTGATCCTCAACTGGCGTCGTGAGATCACTCTCATGCTGGGCTCTCAGCTCAGCGTGCTGGTGGTGGGCTATGTGCCCGGCAAGCGTCGCCAGGAGGTGCTCAGGCGTGAATGGCCGCATGTGAGCTTCAGCCACACGCCGCTGCCGGGCTACGATGTCACGCTGATCAACTATGACATCCTGGCCAAGAACCTCTCCTCGCTTGAGAGTGTGGGCTACCAGTTTGTGGTGGCTGACGAAAGCCACAAGGTCAAGAACCCCAAGGCGCGCCGCACCGCTGCACTGCTGCGTCTTGTTACTGGCCGGGAAGAGGTGAAGGGCAAGCGCAATCAGTGGCGAACCCTGCACGAGGGTGTGCCGCGTGTGACCTTCTGCACTGGCACACCCTTGGTCAATCGTCCGGTTGAGCTGTGGACCACAGTGAACACCATCGCCAGCTGGGTGCCTGCCTTTGGCAACTTTATGAAGTTTGCCACCCGCTACTGCAATGCTCACCGTAACAGCTTTGGGTGGGATTTCAGCGGCAGCAGCAACGAGGGTGAGCTGCATCAACTGCTCCTGGACACTGTGATGATTCGCCGCCGCAAGGAGGAAGTGCTCCGCGAGCTGCCGCCCAAGACCTTTGTGACGGTGCCGCTGGAGTTTGATCGGCGTGAGTATGATGCCGTGAGTGCTGCCTTTGAAGGCACTGGCGCCTGGCGCGAGGGCATGGAGACGCTGGTGCGGTATGGTGGCAACCCTGCCCGGAGCAATGATGCCATTGTGGCCATTGGCAAGTGCAGGGAGATTGCTGCCTATGCCAAGATGGCCAGTGCTGTAGAGTGGATCCTTGACTTTGTGGAGGGTGGCGACAAGCTGGTGGTGTTTGCACATCATCAGCGGATGGTTGACGAGGTGGCGGCTGCTCTCAAAAGTGCTGGTGTTGGCACGCGAGTGATCCGCGGCGGTGTGAGCCTTGAGGCTCGTGCGCAGGCTGCCGAGGACTTTCAAACTCGAGAAGATGTGCGGGTGATTGTGCTCAACATCGCCAGTGCTGGGTTTGGTATCACTCTCACTGCTGCCCGGGCTTGCGCCTTTCTTCAGCTGCCGTGGACACCTGCGGATTTGGTCCAGGCTAGTGATCGTGTTCACCGCATCGGTCAGGTGGACAATGTGACTGTCTACAACCTGGTTGCTGAGGGCACCGTTGAAGAAGCCATTGGCGATATGATCATGGCCAAGGCTGCTGTGGCCAACGCTGTGGTGGACGGTGGTGCCAACAGCGAGCTCAACAACCTCTCGCTCAGCAAGTGACCACAACTAGGCCTGCGGCGGTCCGCTGCCTAGCTGAACGTGTATGTGAGTGGGATAGTTGTCTAGTACAGTGAGGCCCAAACTGCGTGCCACGCTGCTCAGCTGTGGACTACCACCTGGCACATTTCTGTTCGAAATGTCAAGACCCAATCCAGCCAAATGTCCCGTAAGTGGTGCTCCAGGACGTGTGGGAGTGCCTCCGATGCTGGCATTGTAGGCCTCACTTCTGTAGGCACTGTTGATCAACAGTTTCACTTGCAGCCGTTCTCCCATGGCATTGGCTATCTCAAGAATTCTTGGGTTGGTTTTGCTCAAGGCATCTGGATTGTTGGGATTGTTGATCACACCTTGGGGCCCTTCTGAGAATCTCAGCCAAGGATATTTGTTGGGTTCAAAGGGCTGACCAACTGGCTCGCCACTGCCACCAGTGATGGCAGCAGGTGTCTCAGCTCTCAGCAAGCCTGCAAAGCGCATGGCGTTGGCACGGCGACGGCTGGCCAATTCAGCTCGCACTAGGCCGCAGGCCACCACCCACTTGATCATCTCAACTGGCACACTGTCATACTTCTTCTCATTGATCAAGGTGACCACTCGGCTGCTCTTGAAGCGTTCTAGGCCAATGTTCCATGCAAAATCAACCAGGGCATCAAACTGTTCTTGAGTGATGGGATTGGTGATCAGCGTTTGCACTGCACTTTCAAAAGGCTTGATGTCCTGCTTGAGCAAGGCCAGTGCTTGTTCGTCAGTGAGTCCTTGATCCACTGCCACACTTTGATTGTTGATGGTTACTGTGGTCTCACCTTCTCGAAGAGCATGCCCGAAGCCAATCATGTCCATGGTGTTGCACACATTTCTAAATTTTTGACCAGGTTGGTCACTGGGCTTGACGCCTTGATTGGTTTCAAAATTTTGAATGTCAGTGAGGCCCACGTCACTGAGAGTGAGCTCTGTGGCGTTCTTGAACACCCAATTGGGAGTGGTATCTTTTACGTAGATGGGCTGAGTTTCCCTGTAGCCTAGACCAAAATATCTCTGTGGCAGTGCATTGGTCACAGGAGCTTCTTCTGGAGTTCTCGGACTCGCTGGAGCGTTGTTGGCACTCACACCTGCGTTGGCAGCAGCAACACCTTGAGCATAGGTTGATGCAAAACTGCTGCCACTGCCAGAGGCTTGAGCTTCAATTCCTCCAGAGAGACTGGTCCATGTGGGGCTGAGATTCCTTGATACACTTTCAAGCTGACCGGCCTGTAGATCGGTATAGAGGTCTCTGCCTGTTCTTGAACGATAATCTCGCTGCGCCAAATACCATGCAGCTAGATCTTGATTTACTGGACCAAAGTCTCGTAGCCCATACTCGCTGGCCAAACTGTCCCAGGTGCTGCCAATAAACTGATAACGGCCTGCCGCACTGCTGGTTCGCCCGGCGTTGGGTCCACCCTTGATAGGCACTGCAATTCTAGGATGATCCTTGTAGTCAAAGAATGGAGTGCCGCCATAGATGATGTTGTAGCGTCCTCCACTTTCGGGCTTGGCTATGGCATCCAGCAAGCCTCTGCCTTCGGGAGGAATACCCAAGAGAATACCTTTTCTTCTTTCTCCGCCACCTGGGGTAATAGGTGCAGCAAAGTTGTTGAGGTTGGCGCTGCCCACAGTGATAACGCTGCCGCTGTCAATCCATCCCAAACATTGCAGAGGCACACTTTGGCCCAATTCAATCTGCCCAATTTTGAAATCGGCAGCCACCACATCACTGCGTTCAACAGTGTTGGTGTTGCTGTAGCCTGGGCTGGCTACAAATCGGTTTGGTGCCGGTTCTCCACTGGGTACTCGGCTGCTCACGCTGCTGATCACTCTAGCACTGAGTCCGCCGCCCGTTTTGTTGCCCACATAGGCCACCAAATGTTGAGTTACAGTGACTTGACTGGCTGATGTAGCAAACAGGCTTTCCTTGGCCGAGGCTGCATCTTCGGCACTGCCGGCACCATTGGCACCGGGCACATTGGGTACATTGGCCACGGTTGTAGGGCCAAGGATTACACGCGGTGACCCTCTCAAGTTGACGTCACCTCCGCTGCTCTGCAAGTTGAGGTTGCCGCCCTGTGCTCGCAGATTACCTTGCTGTACAGCATCAAGAAACAAACTGTTGCCAGCCAGCACGTTTAGATTGGCAGCGCTCTGCAAGTTGAGATCACCACCGCTCTTGACGCTGAGCACACCACTGCTTTGAATTTTGGCAGCACCTGTGCTGAGCACATTGAAGGTCTCGGTGCTACGTAGCAGTATGTTGCCCCATGCCCATTGATTGATGTCACCAGCGTTGGTGCTGTCGTAGATGCCAAAGTTGCTCTGGCGATGTATCTTTTGGGCGCTGGTGTCAAACATGCTGCCATTGCTGCTGCGATGTGTGTCACCCTCGCTGGTCATCATGAGATTGCTCTTGCTGTAGATATGCATACGTCCACCGCTGGTAAACTTGCTTTCTCCGTTGCTTCTCACATTGAGGTTGCCGCCAGCATTGATGTTGACATCGCCACTGGTGCTGTGTAGATTGAGATCTCCTTCGGCTGCCAAACTGACTTTGCCATCACCATAGATGTCGATGTCTCCATTGCCGTTCAGCTCAATTCTGCTGCGACCATCCCCTGTCATCAACACTGCCATGTCTCTGTCATTGTGCAAGAGCAGTTGCATGTTGTTTCTGGTTTGAATTCGTATTTGTGTGTCGCTGGTTTGATCACTCATAACCAATCTGTTGCCACCAGGTGTGGCTATGCCATTCACACTGTAGCTGTTGTGACTGCTCCAGCTGCTGGGACCAATGATGGGAATGCCAGCTGTTCGGCTATTGGTTTGACTGGCACTCACCTCCGGGATAGGTCCACCGCTTGGGCTAGGAGCTGCGGGTTCGCTGGTGCCCACAGCTTGTTGAAAGGTTTGTGTGCCGCTGGTTGATCTAGGAGGCACTTGATCACTGCCTTGCGCTGTGACGCCAAGAATGGTTTGATCTGTGGATAGAGTGCCAAGGGCTAAGTTGGCGGCGGTGGTAGCACCAGATATGGGATTTCTTTCTTTGGTGCTGGCACTGTTGCCCGGATAGGCAGGCACCATCTTGTGACGACCCACTTGAAATAGGCATGCAAACCAAATGCCTCTCAAGGGGTCACCATTCACAAACATACACAACACCTGGTTACCTTCGTCGGGAGGTACAAACCACATGCCATAACTGATTTGTCCACTATCGTTGTTGGTGGTTACTTCATTGATGCTTGTAGCCCCACCAAAAGGACTAGCATAATCCACTGGTATCCATGTTGTGGCATCGTCCTCTGCTCCACATAGTTCTGGTATCCATACCAGCAATCTGCCCATATATTGAGCATCTTTGCTGTTTTTCACAATGCCCAAGTAGGTTTTATCCCAAGTTGTTCTACGACCAACTGGGTCAAGATTATAGGCCGGAGAAGTTGTAACGCCCAATCTGCTCGTTGTTACCATTTTACCTCAAATACATTGTGCAATAGTCAAATCAATTTCCATAGGAACGTTATAACTGTTATCGAGTTGGCTGTGGCCGCAAACCATTCAAATTTATCAGTCCATCTCTTACTGCATTTATTTTTTGTGTGAAAGTGCCATTTTCAAATTTGTGAGTTACTGTCACAGCTTGATACAAAGCAGTAAACCACACACTGTTGGCTAGTTTTTGCAAACCTGTATCCTCTTCTGGTATCTGTCCACCTCTGAAGATCAAGAGAAAGTGTGCATCATAATCATAATAATTGGCTTGTCCAGCAACTGGCACACTACCTAAATTTCTTCTTTCGGGAGACGGTCCTGGCGGTGTTACTTGTCTACCTTGTCGCAGATCTTCTTCGTATGTGAATAATGTAGTCAACTCTCTTTCACGTTCAAGATTGGTTTTACCAAACCAATAGGGGTCGCCACGAATATCCATTTCAATTTCGGTGAGCTGATTCAAACTGCGATCGTATATTTGCGCTAAAATTGTTGTGTAGTAGCGTCGAGTCTCGTCGGCTGCTTGAGCCGCCGGCGCCTGTGATCGAGCCATCGTATTTGCGATATCTCTAGGATCAGCAATATACGAGTAGTCTCCTGGATCAAGAGTTACTACTGGGATATCTTCCGCAAACTCCCTAGCACGCAATCGGGACAATGTATCCCGGTTTTGTCGATCAGCTTCATCAAATTGGTCTCTAAGACGCCTGCTGGCATCATTGTTGAATATAGGACCAACGTTTATTTGTTGCGCTTGCAATCTTCTTTCAATATCCGCATCAAACAAACTCAAGCTGGCATCTAGCCCTAAAATTCGTGCTTCTTCTCTACGAAGTTGATCAAGATCAGCTTGCAGCGCTCGTTGTGCTGTTTCTTCCTGTTCTATTTGCCGTAAGAATGCAGGGCTTGCCGGTGCCACTGCGGCACGTGCTTGTCTCAGTCTCTGAAGTTCTGCCTGAATAGTTTGCAAATCTCTTTGCACAGTTTCAATCTGTTGACGTACTCGTGCCAAATCATTGGCATCAGCTGAGCTTCTTTGTGTAGTACTAACCAACGGGAGAGGAATCACATGCATATTTTGAAATACAATGTTGAGATTCATAATCTCGGTATTGAAGCCTGTGTAGTAATATGGATATGCTTTTCTCAAACTATTTTGAACAATATATTTCAGGCGTTCAAGTTGACTACCTGATGGATTACCCGGTGTCCCTCGTTGTAGATTTTGTCCTACTTCTCGAGTAATAACAGGACGCGTAGATCGTTTGGCACTTACTACAAACACCAATTCTCTAATATAATCATTGTTGAGACTGTCATACCCTACATTTCTTACCAAACATTCTACTCTAGGTATCAAGACTATGCCTTTATCTTCATCAATCAAGAACCAAGGTCGGCCAGGTCCTAACATCAGTGTACTGGCTATAACGTCATCGAGTAGACTTGTAATACTGATACCTTTACTAACAACCATGTCTCGACCAACTAAGGTAACACTACCAAACGGCATTCTTCTACCATTATCAAACAGACTTGTGTTCAGCAATTGTTTACCAATTTCGTCAGCTATTTCAAATCTGTATATTAGGAACGGTGTTCTTGGTTGATTGTTTTCTGTTCGTTGCTTGAAATAGTAATCAGTCAATTGTTTGGCTAAAGTTTCAAAAAACTGCTTGACAGTCGTTCCGTCTGGGCGTGCTCCTCCGGGGACATTCAATCCAGGTTGCGAAGGTGACCCTGGTGTAAGCTCAATTTTTTGTGTTGCTGGAATTTGATAATAGATGTCTAAAAATCCTTGTGTATTTTGACTCACAGCTTTGATT